CTGTTGCTGGAACATCGCGAGCAATGGGACGCGATTGTCGAAGACCGAACTCTAATTCCGGGCGCGGTAGAAGAGATTTTGCGGCATTCCGGTCCTGTGCTGGCCTGGCGTCGCTTGGCCACACGCGAGATTGAACTCAGTGGGGTTCGAATTCCCGCTGGAGCCAAACTAAAAATCATGTTTGCTGCGGCCAATCGCGATGATCTGAACGATCAGGAAACGTTGACGTATGCCACTCTGAAGGCAGATCTGGCACGGATCGATGGCGCGATGGCGCGCGAGACGGAGCAACTCGCCCTCGAAGCCGCAGCCCCCGGCGCGCCAATCCCTGGCAACGGATCGCTGATCCAGGTCGTGGAGAACGTCCAGGCTGACCCTAAACGCGGTTTCAAGAGCTTCGGCGAGTACGCACAGGCCGTGCGCTCGGCCGGCACGCGTGGGGGTCGCACCGACGATCGGCTGCTTCAGCTCGAGGCGGCTGCCCCATCGACCTTCGCCAATGAGGCGAGCGGGCAGGATGGTGGCTTCCTGGTCCCTCCCGAGTACGCGACCTCAATCTGGTCATATAGCCTCGCCGGCGAAAATTTCCTGACCTACTGCGACAGCTACACGGTCAGCGGCAATTCGATGGTTTTTCCGAAGGACGAGACAACGCCTTGGGGAACCGACGGCGTCCGCGCCTATTGGCAGAATGAGGCCACCGCAGCGACGGCGACGAAGCCGAAATTCGGCGTCACGACGCTGCGACTGCACAAGCTGATGGCACTCGTTCCGTTGACGGACGAGCTGATGTCGGACGGTCCGACATTGGGCGCCTACCTGACGAAAAAGATCGGTGATTCAATCCGCTGGAAGACGAATGAATCGATCCTATACGGGATCGGCAACGGTCAGCCGCAAGGCGCACTGCAAGGGAACGCGGCGATCATCGTAGCGAAAACGTCGGGCCAGGCCACGCTGACGCTAACGGCCGTGAACTTGGCGAACATGATGGCGCGTCTTCCCGAGGGTTCATACGGCCGCGCAATCTGGCTCATCAACAACGACGTGTTGCCGACGCTGTTCACGATGACGCTTGGCAATTACCCGATTTACCTGCCCATTGGCGGGCTGAAGGACAACCCGTATGGGATGATTCTCGGGCGCCCTGCGATCGTCACGCAGCATGCCAAGAGCTTCACCTCGCAAGGGGACGTGCAGTTGCACGATTTCAGTTACTACCGCGTCATTCAGAAAGCCGGCGGGGTTGAGACAGCGACATCAATGCATCTGTACTTCGATGCCGACGCGACCGCCTTCCGCACGACATTCCGGATCGACGGAGAGCCGACCATCGTCGCGCCGATCAAGCCGGCGAACGGCAGCAACAACCTCTCGCCGTTCATCCAGCTCGCCGCCCGCTAACCGCCTCAGCCTTGAAGGAAACATTGCAATGATGCCAACCAATGTCAAGCCGACGGATGTCTGCGCGGTGCTGACGACCGTCGACCCTGTTTCGCAGGGCGCCGGGGCCAATACGACCGTATGGGTCCCGGTCCAGAACTTTCACATTTTCCTGGCCGCGCTGCAAACTGGCGTCCTGGGCGCATCGGCAACGGTCGATTTCAAGCTTCAGCAAGCGACCGACAACGCGGGCACAGGCGCGAAGGACATCAGCGGCAAGGCAATCACGCAGATTCTCAAGGCCAGCGGCGACAACAAGCAGGCGCTCATCAATTGCCGGGCGCAGGATCTGGACACTAACAACGGCTTCGGTTGGATCGGGATGGTGCTGACTGTCGGGACTGCTTCCTCGATCGTCTCTGCGGTGCTGTACGGTTTCGCCCCGCGGTTTTCTCCGCCAGTCGACGCTGCGGCGCCCATCGCAATCAACTTGGGCGCGGCGACCGTGGTACAGATCGTCTAACACCTGTGCATGCGGAAATACCCCGGGGCGGTCCAGCGCTCCGGGCTTTTACCGAAGATTGAGCGATGCCCGAATATGTTCTGACAGCGCCAACCGCCGAGCCGATCGATCAGCTCGAGGCGCTCGATCATATGCGGGTCAGTTCGGCCGATTCGCAGGCGCTTCGGCTCTCCCTGTGCATCGCGCAGGGTCGCGCGGCTGCGGAAATGAAGACGCGGCAGCAATGCCTGCACGCACGCTTCGTGATGGTGCTGGACCGCTTTCCGCAGGCCGGCTATGGCACGCCGCTGCCATTCGCGCATCCCGTCAATATCCCGGGCTATGCCGTGATGCTGCCCCGCGCGCCCGCCGTTGCCGTTGTCTCGATCCGCTTCCTGGACATGACGGGTGCTTGGCTGACAATGGATCCAGCAACGTATGTCACCAACCTGACGATGCAGCCGGGCATCGTGACGCCCGCGTTCGGTTGCGTATGGCCAATCACATTGCCGCAGATCGGATCGGTCCAGATCACCTATGACGCTGGCTATGCATCTCCCTTTACCAGATCCGCCTCGACGATTATCGTCTCGGGTCCCGTTCAATGGGTAATAGGAAACAAGGTCAGGTTTTCTAACTCGGGCGGCGCGCTGCCAGCGCCACTCAAGCCGATGACTGATTACCTGATGGCCAGCGCTGCGGCGGGCGTCTACACGCTGACGGATGTAGTTGGCAACCCGATCACGCTGACCGATGCCGGCAGCGGTACCAATTACGTCGGCGATGGCCGCGGCTCGCGCTACATCGGAGAGGTTCCGTCAGGCATGCGCGGATGGATTCTGATCCGGGCCGCATCGCTCTATGTCAATCGCGAGGAAGTCGCGATCCTGAACCGCGGCCATATCGAGGAGTTGCCATTCATGGAGGGTCTGTTGGATGAATTCAGGGTATCTCTGCCGTGAGAGCCGGCGACCTTCGGCATCTGGTCGTGATCGAGCAGCAGGCTCAGACGCAAGATTCGTTCGGCGGCCAGCCGTTGACCTGGACTGCGGTCGATACCGTTTGGGCCGATATAAACCCGCTCAGTGGCCGCGAACGCGAGGCCTCGCAAGCAATCAATGTCGAGATTTCGCACGAAATCACGATCTGGTATCAGGCGCGGTTCGCCGATCCGAAGGTGATGGCCGCGTACCGTCTGCGCTACGGCACGCGCTTGTTCAACATTCACGGGACGCTGAACGTCGATGAGCGCAACCGCGAAATCACGATCCTGGCCGGCGAGGGAATGAACATTGGCTGAGTACCAGAACATCGCGATCCATGGCTTCGAGGACTTCAAGCGCCAACTCGCGCAGTTGCCAGGACGCGTCGGGCGCAACGTGCTGCGCGGAATGGTCAACGCGGGCGCAACCGTGATCCGGAAGGAGGCCATCCTGCGCGCGCCGGAGTACACGGGCCCCGTATCCGAAGGTCACCCGCCGCCCGGCACGCTGAAAAAGGCGGTCTATCAGAAGCAGATCGCTGAACTCTCGAACGCCGTTCAGCAGACCTTTTTCGTCGGCGTGAGGCAGGGCAAGAAACAGCGAGCTGTGAAGCGCGGGGCGAAGATCCTGAATCTGGACGCCTTTTACGGCCGCTTCGTGGAATTCGGGACGTCGAAGATGAGCGCACGCCCGTTCATGCGACCCGCTTTTGAAGCAAAGAAGGAAGCCGCAATTGAGGCAATGCGTGCCTATGGAGCCGAGCGCATCCCGCGAGAGCTCGACAAGGCGGCCGGATGATCCAGGAAGACCTCAAGGCCATGCTCGCAACGGCCATGCCGACGGTTCCCGTCTATCCGTCGATCGCTGCGCAAGGCTCAACGCTGCCGTACATCGTCTTTCAGCGCGTACTCTCGTCGGTTGAGAATATTCTCGCCGGCAACGGAAATCCGCCAATCAACAATACACGGATGCAATTAGACGTGTGGTCGCAGTCCTACGCGAGCGCTCAGGCGACTGCTGCGGCGCTTCGGGCCGCGATGCTCGCCTGGGGCGTTCAGAACTTGAACAACGGAGAACAGGATTTCTATGAGCAAGACGTGAAGTGCCATCGCGTGATGCTCGATTACTCGATTTGGCACTACGACTAGCAAGACCACGCAAGGCCACGATCTACCCGCACTAAACTGAAAGGACCGCCGAAATGCCAACGTCAACCGCAATCAGCGCGCAAGGCACGCTCATCCAGATCGCCACTGGCACGGGCGGAGCGAAAACCATCTCCGGCGTCGCCGTCGGCAACCCGACCATCCTGACCGCGACCGCGCACGGCTTCAGTAACGGCGACTTGGTCGCAATCGCAGCCTTGGCGGGCGCCGATGCCGCTTTACTCAATGGCTCGAGCTTCACCGTCACGAACAAGACGACCAATACGTTCGCCGTTCAAGTCGATACGACCGGCAAGACGATTACGGCTGGCAGCGGCACGGCCACGCCTACGACGTACACCACGGTCGGCAACTGCCGCACGTTCACGGGACTGGATGGATCGGCGAGCGAACTCGACAAGACAAACTTGCAGAGCACAGCCAAGGAAATCGCGCTAGGCCTCGTGGACTTCGGGCAATTCAGCTTCGAGTGCGACCATGACAACGGCGACGCGGGTCAGGCCGCGCTGCTGGCGGCCTACAACGCCGGCACCTCGCGGACAATGAAGGTCGTACTGCCAGCCGGCACCACGCCGACCGCGTCCTTTACCGCCTACATCAAGAAATTCGCGCTCGTGGGCGGTATCGATGCGATTGCGCGGCGAAACGTTGACGCGAGGATTTCGGGCTCTGTCACGTGGTCCTAGCCCATGAAGATCCTAACGCGTCAAGATATAGTCGACGCGAAGGACATCAGCACCGAAACGGTTGAGGTCCCCGAGTGGGGGGGCTCTGTAATCGTGCGCATGATGTCCGGAGCTAATCGCGACCAGTTGCAGCAGTCCAGCATGATCGTGCGCGCCGACGGCAAGCACGAAGCCGATATGCGCAACTTTCAGGCGAAATTGGTCGCCATGTGTGCCGTCGATGAGAACGGAAATCTCCTGTTTGGACCCGATGAGGTCGAGCATTTGGCAGCGAAGTCGGCGGTAGCGATCGAGCGCGTTTTCAACGTGGCGCAGCGCTTGAACGGCCTCGCGCCCGGCGCCGTAGGAGAAGCGGCAAAAAACTCACCGCCCGGCCCGAACGGCGCTTCGCCTTCCGTCTCGCCCTAGCGCTCGGGATGACGGTGAGCGAATTGCTGGCGCGCATCAGCAGCGCGGAAGTTACCGAATGGATGGCATTCGATGCCATCGATCCATTCGGCGAGCCGCGCGCTGATCTTCGGACCGGGATGATCTGCGCCTCGACCGCGAACCATTCATTCAATCCTCCGAGTTCGCCGCGGCGCCCGTCGGATTACATGCTGTTCAGCGATGCGACACAGGAACGCGACGACGGCATCCTGCTTAGCGATCCAGTGCAGCAGGCGCTTCTGATAAAGCAGCTCATCGATCCTCGTCCTGGTACTTCGTATAGAGCATGAAGGACACATAGATGGCTGGCACGCTCGGCTCCCTCGTCGTTGACATCACGTGTCGTGCATGCCGTACAGCCAAGTCAATCGACAATTTTTACCGCGGAGGGCGCGACCGACTTTGCAAGCCGTGCGCCTTAGCTGAAAACAAGCGATGGAGAGCAAACAACCCAGGCAAAGCGCGCGAGATTAAACGCAAATGGGCTGAAAATAATAGAGACAAAATGCGCGTCGCCCGCGCGGCACGCGCCGACCGTGTTAACGAGGTAAACAGGCAGCGGTACGCCGCAAATCCTGAGAAGTTCAAAGCCAGGGCCGCAGCGTATAAGGCGCTCAATCGAGAAAAATATATAGCCTACGGGCGCAGCAACTATGCAAAGCACGCCGAGGCTAGGCGTCAATCGAGGCGCGACGAATATAGACTCAACCGCGAAAAATTCAGGGAACGAAATGCTAGAAATCGCGCATCATCGATGTTGTCGGCTGCGCGCGGAAGAGCGAAGCTCAAGGGATTGAGTTTCGATCTAGACCTTGAATTTGTGCGAGGACTGTTGAGTAATAATTCGTGCGAAGTTTCCGGATTGCCATTCGATTTATCTCCAGGAAAACATGCTAACGGCCCATCGCTAGACCGAAAGGATGCAAATCTTGGATACACAAAAGACAACGTGCGCATAGTTTTATATTGCATAAATGTTATGGCCCACAACTGGGGAGTTGAGCCTATTTTAGAAATGGCCGACGCGATTCGCGCGCGACGGGCCGGGAGGCGCTAGATGGCCGGTAGTCTTGGTAGCTTAGTGGTAGACATCAGCGCGAACGTAGCCAAGTTCCAGGCCGACATGTCTGCGGTCCGCAGAACCGCAGAGGACAGCGCGCAGCGTATGGATGGCGCATTCAAGTCTGTCCTTGGGACGTTGAAACAGATAGGTGTCGCGCTGACAGTGGCCGAGGGCTTCACTCTACTCAAGGAGCACATAGAAGGCGCGATCGAAGCCGCAGCGAGCCTTGAAAAACTCAGTCAGCGCACGGGCGCGACGGTCGAAGGACTCGCCAATCTATCGGCAACCGCCAAACTGACGAATACCGATAACGATCAGCTAGCCGTCGGCCTGCAAAAGCTCTCGAAATCGATGATCGATGCCGCCAACGGCGGCCAGAAGACGACGGCTGCATTCCAAGCGATCGGCATTTCGACTAAGGACCTGATCGGGCAGAAGCCGGACGAGGGTTTTCGGCTGATCGCGCAGCGATTGAATGAATATCAGGACGGCGCGGAGAAGGTTGCGCTGGCGCAAATCCTGATGGGCAAGAGCGGCGCGAATATGCTGCCTCTGCTTCACGACCTGGCTGAGGGCGGCGAGATTCAATCGCGCGTCACGGCCGAGCAGGCGAAGCAAGCCGAGGAATTCGAAAAGAACCTCAAGCGACTGAGCGTCACCTTTCACGAGAATGCGAACGCGCTCGTTCAGGAATTCCTGCCGGCGCTGAGCTCGTTGTCCGAAAACATGCTGGCCGCACAGAGAGCCGGCGCAGGACTCCTGCAGACGCTTATCTCGATCCCGGCTAAAAACTTCTTCGCGTCGATCACCGATACGCCGATCCAGGAGCGGATCGACGCAGCGCGCGATGCGGTCAAGCGCCTCGGGGACGAGATAGCGGCTCCGAGGATAAAGACTCCTGAATTTTTGTTGGGCCTGCAGAGGCAAGCAATCGCGGCAAAGGCCGAACTCGCCGGTCTGCTCGCCCAGCAGCGCGCCGTCGCCCTGGCAGGGGGCGAAGCGGGCGACCTTACCGACCAGGTCACGCGGCGGCTGCAGAAGCCCACGAAGCCAGTCATTCAGATCAAGATCGAGAAGACTGCGGACGAGAAAGCAATCCGCGATGCGGCGATCAAGGATCTGGACCGGTCGATTGCCGCCCAAAACGCGGCTCTCACGCAGAGCGAGCAATTTCTGACGCGTTATTACAACCGAGGCGAAATCTCGCTGCACGATTTCTACTCGGCGCAGCAGGCTGACATTCAGGAGCATCTGCGGGTAGTCGTCGCCGAATACGACGCGGAAATTGCTGCAGCCGAGAAATACGCCAGCGTCAAAGGATTGAAGGATCAAGACCTGATTGCGGCCGAAGAGAAGATCAGAGAAATAGAGGGCAAGCGCGCCAAGGCGGTGATAGATGCGGGCGTTGCGTTTTCCAACAGCGTCGAGAAAGGTCGAGACGATGCGGAAAAGCAGCGCGAAGCGGTCGAGGCGCTGGATATCGAGCTTCTGAAACTGACTGGGCATCTGGAGGAAGCCGCGGCGGCTCAGGCGAGACTGTCATTGGAGCAGCTACCGCGCCGCAAGCTGGGTGCCGAGGGCGACGTCGTAGCCGCTGGCGTGATCGCTAGAAAGAAGATCGACGAGGACATAGCCGCCAAGCAGAAGCAGATAGGCGACTTGGAGGCGAACGCGAGCATCGTCGAGCAGCGCATCGCATTGCGACAGCAAATCGGCGCCGTCGGAAGCCTGCAGGCGCTCGCGCAGCTTGGCGAAGCGCGCAGGGCGGAAATCGCGCAACTGGAAAGACTCGTCGTCAACTACGACGCACTGGCGGAGAAATCGAAGACTCCGGAGGCCATCATCGCGGCAGAGCAGCTGCATCTGAAACTGGATCAGCTCAAAGCCGACGCCGATCCGCTGGCGCAGAAGTTCGAGAACATGTTTGAGACAGCATTCGCCGACAACTTCGCCAAGATAATCGATGGGACGGAGTCGGTTCGAAAAGCGTTCAGCAACATGATGAATTCAATCCGCCAGGAGCTTTCGAAACTCGCCGCCCAAGACATCGCCAAGCAGATTTTCGGAGCCGGGGGCGGCGCAAGCGGCGGCATCTTCTCCGGCATCGGCGGTCTTTTGGGCCTCACTGGCGGCTCTGGACTCGCTGCGGGGCAGGCCGGCCCACCCGCCAACCTGGCCGGCCCGGGCGGCTTGCGCTCCGGGACTGGTGTTCATCGATGTTGTCCCCATCATGCATCATTGATCATTTATTACCGCCCAGAAACGTGAGAGATTACAGAGATTATAATAAAACATGACAAAACCCTCGACGCGCGACAGGCATGTGCAGTGAAAATTCCTTCCAAACACGGCCAGGAAGCCGCATTCCCATCAACACACTAACATCCTGTTGGATTTGAGGATGGCGGCGTGGAAATACTCAGGCTCAGGTGTTATACAAACATCGCCATTCGGTCACGAAGGTTTTGGATACAGATCAGGCATGACAGAAAAATACTAGATATAGGACAGTGGCGAATGACGCGCGTTTCTTCAAGGAATTTTTTGAGGGGACGCGCTCAAAATGTCTTCTCCCGAATCTTCCCCGATCCAGTTCTAGGATCTGACGCAGGTGTCTCCACCCCATGGTTCTCCTCCACCGCACCTCGATTACCCGTCGACGCGGGCGACAATGCGAAGGTACCGGTGGGCAATACGGTCAGGACCGCCAGCTGACGGACAGGCCAGTGCGGTGAGGGAAAGACGGGGAGTCGATGATCGCGATAAGGAGTTGGGTTCCTGTACCCACCCCCACTGGAGGAAAGGAAGGTAAGAAGTTTGACAGAAGGAACATACCGGGAGCAGGCTTGCGCTCTGAGGCCGGGATACGTGCATGGGACGGAATTCCATCGGCAAATGCCGTGAGTTCCTTACAATCGGGTAAACGGGCCTCGCCTCCCGCACTTGACACGAGCAAGCAAGCTTCTTCTGCGGTGGAAGACATGCATGGGCACACGTCACCGTGGCACCGAAAGCAGGAGAAGGTCTCGGTGTCGCGCCGTGGCAGGCGGACTCGAGGGCCGGGACAAAAGCGTGGGATGTTCCCTGCCCTGCCAGCGTTCGTCACTTCCTAGCAGCGTAGTGTACCCCTGAGCGCGAGCACGCGCACGTCTTCGCCCTCATTCCCTCGCCCTCCTCGCCACTCTAGCTGGAAGGAAAGTCCCGAGCAAAGCCGACGGTCTCCGGCAGTGGGTGTATTGGTGCTC